GGCTCATGTGATGGGGGTGTTTCAGGGGGGCTAAGACCTGATGGCCTGCCTAGTCGGTCAGACTCTGTAGCTAGGCGCTGTGCCCAGATCGATTCTCTCCATGCTTGGAGCTGTTTGTCAAGCTGTGAGAGGTTGATCAGGTAGTATCGGGTCACCTAGCGCTGATCCGTCTATGGGTGAGCCATGTGATTGCCTGAAGCTCTGCAGGGGTTACGGGTCGGCTGGTGGTTGATACGATCCGGGCAGCTGCTCGATAATCCGCGCTGATCTGTTCGTATAGGCGGGGGCTAATTTTGGGGGTTTTATAGGTAGTGACGCGGTGTCCAATCCAGATGGAATAGGCGTGACCATCGACGCAGACGGTTTGCGAGTCCCCCAGGATGCAGCGATAGAAAGCGCTGATCTTTAGGCCGTTTAGCACGGTTGCCACGTCGTCAACGGTGGGGGATTGCAACTTGAGAATGGCTAGGGCTTTCGCCTTGTTGTTGTCAAAGGTGCAGACTCCAATCTGAGAGGCCGCGTGGGCTCCGTCAAGCATGTATGCGTTTAGTAGGCGCTGCGCGTCTATCAAGTTGCGCTTCCATTTGTTGTTGGGGCTGAGTGCGGCAATGACACCGGCAGAGGTGATGACGCCACACTTAAATGGGCCTGATAATGCGATAGCGGTTCGGTGTGCTGATGGGTACCAATCACTTCCATGGACGATGTCGTCAAGGTTGGCCTGGTGGTAAGTGCCGATGATGCTTGTTGTTCGGCTTGTGAGTGGTTGGCGAATCATGGCAAGGAGAGGGTTACAGTGACTTGAGGTTCGCCCCAAATGTAATTAATAGGCAACGCCACTCTAGTGGAAGGGTGGCGGCGATTGAATGATACAACTAATTTATCTATGGCTAGCTGTAAGTCAATCTTTTCTAAACGTAGTTCATCGATTGTCATTTTTCCCGCTGCTAGAATGGTATCGTGTGGGTGTGTGGGTGTGTGGGTGTGTGGGTTTGATTCATTGGATTAGATGAGGGTGAGGATGTCACGGGCGATGATTTGAACCGGGAAAGCTCCGGTTGAAGATGCTATGGTGGTTGCTGCTTGTCCAATGATTTCAGAGGCGAGAAAGCGGGCAAGGGCGTCGTTTTGCCGTAGTGCTGGGATCAGTATGTGGCGCGTAACTGCGAGCTCTCCGTTAAAGGTGGCATCGGCACCAATGAGCCAGTGGTGATAGTCGTGCACGAATCGAAAGAGAAGATTTTCAAGGGGTGTCCAAACGAGGTGTGGGTCGTTGTGCAGGTTGGTGATGGGGACTTGAACTAGGGCGTTGGGACTATGGGGCTGGTTGAATGCTGCGAGTGCTTCAGCTAGGGAGCTCTCCGTATTGGTGAATACGGGCCAGAATCCTAGGCTTGTGATCTTGGACAATTCAGCTTGTAACCAGTTGCGGGCATCAGTGCGTAACTGGGCTGTGACGGCCAGACGTGCGTCTTCATTATCTAGGGCCCATTGGTATTCAGCGGCAATAGCTTCACAGTGCTCATCAGGGTGTGTGTCCCACCGCAGGCGGTATGACACCGGCGGGGCGAGCGGCAAAACGAGACCATAGGATCGCATCAGAGGCGTTCTGGCCGTGCTGACATGGCATTGGTCAGCGTTGGCGTAGCTGGCGCGTGTTGAGGTGTTCACGGTGTTTGTGGGGGGTGGGTTTGGCTTGTGGTGTGGTGTGGTGTGGTGATTAGGTCAGAATCCAAACAATGAGAAGAGCCGGCGAAGGCTATCGCGGTTGCGGTGGGAAGCGCGGGTGACGCGGGTGGGTTGTGGGTCGGTTGGGCTCCAGATCTTAAGTTTGCTTTTGCCGGTGGGACAGGGCACGAGTTCAAGGGTGACAAGTCCACGGGCCTGCAGGCTGCGCAGTCCGGTAAATGTGAGCCAGTTGTTGTGGTCTCCGGGGAGCTTCAGCGCGTCGCTTATTTCAAACTGGCGAGAGAATGGACGGCGATGCAGGAACGCGAGGATTGCGGTCTCGTGGCTTGCGAGGGGCTCAGCTGCGGTGGGGCGGTTCATGGCGTTGGCTGGTTGAACTGAGGTAACCATACTGGTCAGCCAGGTCAGGCTGAAGAATCCCCTACATCTCTTAACATTACATTCTCAATAAGGGGTGCTTGTTGAGAAAAACGCACAGATCACAATAATGAGAACACACGCGAATAGATACCATATGCTGATCATCTAACCTTAACCTGCAACACTCTGTCGCATTAACCCTGATCAAACCCTGCATCACTGTCTATTCAGCAGGTACGCGAGGCTGGCCAACCCAGTGATAGCAAGGGGTTGTGGGCGCGGCTGACTTGATTGGACAGGATAAGCGCCTGGTTGGACAGGATGAGGCTTGTGATGCGGCCCCGGCGGCGAGAATAACAATCATTTTCAAAAAGAAGGGGGCCATGGGGGGTTTTTGGCCAGCCACCACTAGGCGTACCCCCCACGGATTTTTCTACTAAAACTTTTCGGGGACCCTGAGACCCCCGCCTCCAGCCTTCTCCAGCACCTTCCGGGCCATCTCGGCATAGACCGATCCAGTCGGCGCAGCTGCTAGGACCTTCCGTGCCTGCTCAGGCGTCATTGGCCTGGGATTCGAGGTCCTCTGCGGCAGCGATCAGCACCGACTTACGGGCATCGATATCCAGGTGAGCATCAAACCGCTCCTCAACCGTGGCCACAATCTCAGCCTTGGTCAGGGCTTCCCAGTCGGTCGCCACCTCTTCGGCCTTGACGTCGACCACAGTGATAGGTAGGTAGGAGGCAAGCACCTGGCTCAGGGCCTGGCACTCGTCAGTGGAAAGGGACACCACACCGTTGATGTGGCCATAGGGATCGGTCAGATGGAGCTGCACCTCTCCAAGGGGGCTTTGCCAGACAGAGAGCTGGCGGGTAATCTGAGTCATGTGGCAGCAGTGCCAGTGGCACACAAAGGGATTTTGAGCATGTGCTGCTGGACCCAGCCATCCCTACCCACACAGAAGGGGATGGGAGGATCTAGCAACTATAGTACTATATAGTCATGTTAACTGGGATGATGAGGAGATAAAGAGAAAAGAAGCTGAATAAAGCTATAGAGGTTTTTTCTAGTCTCATCCCCATCTACCAGGCTGAATCCAGGGGGCGCGGTTTCGCGTTGTCCCTCTTGTAACTGGAAAGCTCTGAAAACGTAGAGCATGACTGGCTTGGTGTCGAATCAGTCCAGGGGTCACCAAAGCACCCCGCAGGGTGTGCTAGGATCAAGGAGTCATTCTCTAGATGCCATGCCTTCCTTCGACATTGCCGAGACCACCGTTCAGATCGACCACACCCACCACACGGTCAGCTTTTACACCACCAAGCGGTCGATCTTCCTGGGGCTGGTTCACCGGAACCCTCATTTCACCAAGGCATTGGAGCTCAACCCAGGCTACCAGGTGGACTACCCCTTGGACCAGGCCCGTGGGGTCGACAAGCTCCTTGTCCTCTCCGATGGATCGGCAAGGAATATCTTTCTAACCGACGAGGAGATAGCCAACCGTGCAGCCGCAGGGGAACGCTTAGCCGCAGTGAGAGCATCTACTGGGAAATAGCCAGTAAAGCGTGACCGGGAAGGCCTCTCCAAGGTCGATCGGGTACATTTCCCCATTCGACCTCTTTTGAGGACCTTCCTCAGTTCCGTCCACTGGCCTTCCGAGTCCGCTCCGACACATTGCCCCCCATCCTCGGCCGATCTCGAGCCTGTTCTTCCCGCTTCGCCCGATCCGCCAGCTTCTGCCTGGTGTCCCCCAGGACCAGCTCGTCAGCAAAGGCCACGCCGTCCTTTTCGGCCCGGGTTAGCATGGCCATGAAGGCCTCGTTCCTGATGTGCTTGGATTCCTCGAACTGGCTCACGTTGAGCCGATCGGTGAAGTAGGCGACCCCCATAGCCAGGGCGTCGACCCTGTCATCATGCTTGAGGGCACCCTTGTCCCGGCTAAGGCGGGTCAGCTGGTAGGCCAGGGTCTTCTGGAGGCGCTCCTCCAGGGGTAGGTCCTGGTTACTCTGGAGGTCGTACTCGACTACCCCACGGTCGACGACGAGCCTGTGCTGCGTGGTCACCGGCTCCAGGGCATCTAGGATCCGCTCCTCCTTCCTGACGAAGGCCCGGGTCTCCTCGAAGGTCATGGGGATCTGTAGCTCCCTCGCATGTTTTTGAAGGAGAGCGATGACTGTCCCGTCCCCGAAGTTGGACTCGACCAGGCACATCGTAGCCTTGTGCTGCAGGCCCAGCTTCAAGATGGCCGTCAGGGTCGCATCGGAGTAGCCCTCCCGGAAGCCTCTCAGGGCCCGTAGGTAGATGTTGCCAGCCACCTGGCTGAGGATCACCACGCCGGTCTCGTCCTTGCCGCGTCCACTCGGGTCGACAGCGATGATCGTATCGCCTGGCCAGTCTAGCCAGTCGTCACCAAGACGTGCCGGCCGGAACCAGTGGTCTCCGGGTAGGCTGATGGCCTCGAGATCCGAGATGCGGTTGGCTGGGTCCTGGGACCAGATCACCGTGCCAGGGCACTTGCGGGGATCCAGGCTGACCACCGGGATGTCACCGAGGCGCAGTGGATATCGGAGGAGGTCGGACATCGAGGTGTCCAGCTGGAATTGAAGCTGGAAGTTCGCCTTGCCCATGACGATCTCCCGCTCCCGCAGAAGGGCATCACTGAATCGGGTGTCGGTGGGCTGGCCGGCTACTGCAGCCAGAGTCGACTCCCTGATGTCGGTCTCGAGTTCCTCAGCCAGCCGCCCGTCGTAGCTGGAGATGGTCTCCTCAGTCGGATACCGGCTGGGCCACACGAGGGCCTTGTAGCCCCGGACCTCGAGCTTGGAGTATACGGTGAAGAGGCTCTGGGGTGTGCCGAGGTAGATGATGCGCGAGGAAGGCTTCGGCACCAGGATCGACTCGAACTCGGTCGTCAGCTGGAGCAGCTTCTCCCGTTGGATGTCGGTTGCTGAGTTGCCGGGGTTTTCGATGTCGTCGGGTACGATCAGGTCAGCCCTGGAGCCGGTCATGGCCGACGTGATACCAACACTCTTGACGCTTGGACTTTGGGAAGGTT